TTTAGAAAATTCTCTGAAAAAATGCTCTATTTCACGCTCAAAAACATCAGTATAAATGTTTTTGTCACTTTGTTTTTCGCCCTCTTTCGTGGCTGTGAATGTCCATCGTGAGACAGCAGGTTCACTGACAAGAAGTCCTTCTTGTGCAGGAAGGTTTAGATAGTAACCCTTAACATCGTAACCTTGGCACTGCAGAAACTTGATAATCTGCGCTTGGGACATCTCTGCTTTGGTATACATCGTGATGATGCCTTGTTCTTCTTTTATTCGTATCATAGTTTATTCTCTTTTTCTATTGTTTTTTGAATTTCTCGGCGGTGCTTTTCGTGGCTCATTTCCTCGGTTGCTTTCTTTGGTAGGAATACTGGCATTTTTGTGGAGTTTTGACCGATTTTAGCAAATTTCTCCTGCATTTCCTCCGATAGTTCATGAAAGTATTTTAGTGGTGCATCTTCCTTTTTCTCTTCCTGCTCTTGGGGTGGTCTGCTTCTTACCAGTTTCTCTCTTTCATCAGTTTTTCGTTCCAGATATTGCCCTGCCCAGTCCATTACTAACATCGTATCAAACTTATAGACCTTTCCAAATTCCCCTCTTCGTGACATTTTGAACATGAGAACAATATCATCAAAAGTTTCATGGCTGAATTTCTCGTACAAATCTCCTGCTAACACTTGGATTTGGTAGGTTTCCAGCTTATTTCCTGTAACCTCTAAAAAGAACTCTATCACTCTGATAATCTGCTTTATTGTAGCTATTTTTTCGCCCGAATAAATCACAAGCGGTGCATCTTCCAGACTTTGCCGAATGGTAAGGTTTTGCTCCATTCTTGCCAGCACATTAAAGGCTTGTTTCTTCTCCGTATAGCTCTGCAAGGTCATCAGCGTTGTCGGCTGCAGAGGTTGGGATTTTGTTAATGCTTTTGAAATATTCTCCATATAGTTTTGGGTTGGCTTTTACTTGTTGAACTTCATTATAATACTTTTCAAAATTGCTTTCTCTGAACAAAGTCGTTGGGCAGAGGTAACCTGCCATAGCGGGGTTGTTCTTCCATTGAATGGTTTTCAGCTGGATGACTTCTACGATTTCCTGCGGGGTAAATTCCGCCTTTAAAAGGGCTTTAATTTTGGTTAAATTACTCTTTATCGGTCGGAACTTAGAGCCTGTGATTTCGTTGAGGTTTTCTAATATCTCCAGCTCTGGCGTGTGTAGTTCGGCTTCCATATTTCCTAATTTAAAATTATCGTTTCTTCTACAAGACTGTCTGCGAGCCTTTTGGTAAAATTCAAGTCTTTTTGAGTATTTAGAAAAGCATTATAAAGACTTGTCAGCCTCTCGGCAGGGATTTTGTTAAAATCATCTTCTTTCGCTGCGCGACAAGCGATGCCTTTTACATATTCTACGCTTGGTTTTTTGTTCATCTTTTCAAATACCCCGAAGATAGCTGCGATTAGCCTTTTTCTCTTTTTGTCTAGCTCTTGGGATGTTACCGAAGCTCTTTTGTTCAGCTCGTAATAAAGTTCATCTATTTCAGATGCTGTAAGCTCTTTCGCAGAGCTAGTGCGTCCATTGGTAAAGTTGTAGATGATTTCTCCCCGTTGCTCCTGTACTCCTTGCTTGGAGAAAGAAGTCATTAGTGCTTTGAGTGTTGCCATTATATAATTTCTTTGAAAATTGTATTTGCTCCGCCCGATGGCTCGAACATCGGTGCCTGCCTGTGCGGAAAGGTTTTGAGGATTACTCAGTATACATTGCTTTTACAGCAAACATGCACGCCTCCTCTAATTTTGTCTGCGCAAGGGAAATAAGTCTTTGCTTTTCTCCACTTGCTGGAGTAGTATTTTTATCGCCTCTCTGTTGTTCCAGCCCGTCTATGATTTCTGCGATACGCTTCCTTGTGGTCTCTACTATCATTGGCTCCATTTCTCTGTTTCTTATGCCACACCTTTTCTGTCCTATTGTCATTTTTAAATTAGTTTTAAAGGTCATTTAAATTATTCTTGTGGGAGCAGGAAACTCAAATCAATATCCTTTGAAAGTTCTGCACTGGTCATGGATAAAGGCAGGTTTCTTTCCATCCCTACGCCATCTACTTCCCACGCTTCTATAAACCATTTGGATAGTTTCGGTTTGTAGGCATTCTGGATGATTTCCACTCCTCTCTGGAAGTCCGTATCTGGATAATCTCTATCGGCAATTTGTCTCAATTCCAAAACTTTTTTACTATCCAAATCCCCTTTGCCGTTTCTTTGTAAAAGGCGGTAAATAGAGGCTACTAATTTTTTAGAGTTTTCATCCTTAACCAATGTTCCTAAGAACTTGTGCACCATTTCCAAACCATATCCTGCCTCATCGGTGTAGCCGTCTGTAATTCGGTAGCCCAGCTTGATACTTTGCTTTCCATGAGTAATGGTGTGGCTTTGCTGGTTTTTAGCCTTAATGCCCATTGTCTCAATTTTCAGCTTCAAATAATCTTCAAAAGTTCGGAAAGTGACCTCCTTTATTTTTGTAATATCATCCGAAACGCTTTTAAGAAGTTCAAACATTGTTGGCACCGTTCCTGCAGCCAAGTCTTCCAATGCTTTTAAATCTTGGGCTTTTTTCTCTTTCTTGGCTTTTTCCTCCTCTTTTAGTTGGTTCTGTAAAGCCTTTTTCTGCTCATCCGTGAGTTGTGTGATGTCTATTGCTGTCATAATCTTTTATTTTTTTGGTTCTAATTTCTTTTTTTAAGTTTTTGTAAGGGTCTGCAGTCTTGCAATTCTGGAGTAGGATTGCTATCACTACAACTGCTAATATTTTATAAATCATCGATATCATCATAATAAAGGGTTATCAATAGAATAGATATGAATGAAGTATAAGTAAGGGTAACTATTCCCCACATTATGTCCTGCTGCCAACAAAGAAAACTCAACAAAAGCCCTATTAAAGCGATTAAAAGAGTGCTTTCCTTTCTGAATATATCAAACAGTTTTAGGATATAAACAGCGTGGGCTAATAATAAAATCATAAGTGTTATCATCTCTTTATTTTTCTTGTTCTTCTAATAATTGTTTTTGTCTCTCTAGTAATCCTTCAAGCTGGTGCTGTAGTTCTTTCCATTCGGCAAGGCTTTCCGCCTCTTCCATTTGTCTCTCTATTTCTTTTATCATTACTTCCAACTCCTCAAGGTTGGGCTCAAATAGTTCTGTCATATCTTTTCAATTTTAAATGCATTAAGATTTTGAATAAAGTAAGGTTTACCGTCTTTCGATACACCTTCTTTTCCATAGATGCTGAAAGACACTTTTACTCGGTGACCTGGTTTGAAATCTGCTAACTTTTGAATGTTATCATTTGTAAATTGTACTTTGGCTGCATTCTCATACTTTTTGCCTGTTCCTTGTTCGTAGGTAGATGTATCTAGCATTACTTCTACTTTGGAGAATGTTTCGCTTATCTGCTCTTTCTCTCCGATGTTTTTAATTGCTCCGTAAATTACCATTGTATATTTGTTTTTAATTAGTTATAAGGTTTCCATTTCATCCGCAGTGTTCTCATGAACACATCATTTATTTTCTTCTCCAGCTTCTCGGGCTGGGTAAACTCTTCGCCCTGCAAAATCTTAGATCTTTCAAGCTGGATATACATCCTTTCAAAGGCTGTAAATACCCGCTCATACTGACTGTCAAACTGCAAGACCTTTAATAATATATCATCTCTATTCATATTGTTTAATTTTGATATCCTTGTAATTCTTCGTATCTTTCCTCCCAGATAACATAAGGGTTTTTTCTTCCGTATTTTCTTCCTTTGTTATATGCTCCGTAAGCATCTGTTCTTACTTTCATGTTAGCATCATGCATTATATCAAACTCTAATTGGTCTTCGGGGTTGTTTCCTCTTGCATGAGCCGTTATGATGAATATTTTTTTAGGGAATAATTTTCTTACTAATGTCAAATAATCTTGAAATGCATTTCGTCCTTTGAAGAAATAAGTTGCAGAGTCTATTACTACTACTTTTGCAGACTGCTTCTTTCTAAGACGCTGTACAAGCTCATCATAATTGTCTTTTACAGCATGGAAATTTCCTCTTACAGAGTCTATACCGCATCTTTCCATTCTTAAAAAGAAATCATCATCATCTGGTTCTTCTTCTAATGAGTTATAAATGACTTTATAAGTTCTTGCAAATTCTGCAACAAGTTGCATTACAAAACTACTTTTTCCGCTTCCAGATGCCCCCCAAATCAGCCAAACACCTTTGTCTTGTGGTGTAGAAAACACTTCTTTAAATTCTCCTGTAAAAGGAATGTAGTGTCGTTTAGTATTCTTTATATTATCATAAGTAAGCGCTTGTTTTAATTTAATTTCTTCCATGTTATAGGTTTGGTAGTTGTAATACTTTTCTTGCAAATCTTTCTGTCATTGGCTCTCCTGTTCGTATACTTTCTCTTTTTATAGGAAGCAGAGCATCGTGCAGTTCTCCGTAATTATCACAATTATTTTGTAAGAACTTGACTAAACTTTTATCTTCAATATCATTTAAAAAGCCTTTAAATGATGTATCAATAGGGCTTAAAACTCTTATCCCGAATTTTATTCTTCGGTAGAACTGTGGCATGCCTGCTTTATTTTTCTTTTTGAGCGACTCTAGTTTGTCTGTCAGCTGGTCTGTCCCTATAAGGTTAATAGATACATATTTGTGTAAGTGGTCATGTAGTTCTTTGATGTTGCAGAGTGTCGCTATCTTCATATATTCAGCCTCATCAAAGATTAAAACAGGCTTTTCTCCTTTCATCCTTCGGGCTTTTAGGTTTTTGATAATATCACCCATTTTTTTAGATTTAGATTTACCATGCTTTAGTTTGAGGACATCTAAAATCTTATCCAAAAGGTCGGAGATATTGTCCATAGAACCTACAGTGATTTTAAAGTTCTCTTTAGGGTTTTTGCTGACAAATTTGTCTGCAAAATAGGTTTTACCACATCCAGTCTCTCCAATAATTACCCTGGTATACCCAAACTCCTTAGATTCTTCCAGTGTGGCAATAATTCCCTTCATCTGGCTGGTGGGTATTGTTTTCCAGAGTTCCTGTTCTGCACTTTTATTGATAACATCAGCAAGCATTCTAAACCATTTTTCTGGGATGTCACCTGTGTTTCCTGCTCCAGCATTATATTTAAACTCTGAATTTGGTTTAAACATTTCTGATAAATACTCCTCACTAACTCCCGACAGCCTGTGCATATCTGCACTATTCATTTCTCTTTCCTGCATAAATACGAGGGTATCTTTTACAATCTGTTTTTTTTCTGTTATATCCATATCTTTTGTTTTTATAGGTATTCGTTTAGATCCACTTTATCTGATAAATATTCATCTTGTTCTTCTTGCCAAGATGTTTGTTTTTTCTCTTTAATATTGGCTTCTATCTCTATTACTTTTGCTTTAGCTTGTTCTGCCGTTTTTAGCCTTGCTTTGGATTTTTGGTTTTTATGCTGTCCCAAACTATCCGTGAGCAAATGTTTTGCAAGGGTATCTTCTAGCGCTGGGTTATCCTGCATCATGTTACTTACTATTCTGCTGCTGGTTGCTCTTTCTTCTATGATGTAGTCTTCTACCTGTTCGTTGTATGCGAATACTTTATGTAGTTCTTCTGCATCTCCCTCGGTTCTGTCATAGAGTGCCATTGGCTGGATGTATTTTTCTTGAAGCAGAAACTTATTTTTATCATCAGAGGATACTACCAATATCTGACTGAGGTCAAAAGGATTGTATTTTACCTGCCAATTAGTATGCAGAAGCATTCTGAAAGCAATATCAAAGCTGTCGTAACAACGCTCCTCGCCAAGTATTACAGGAGTAATTCCCTGTCCCTCTAGTTTGCAGGTTCTCTTAGTCTGCATTCCCATTACATCAAGAAGGTATTCCGTTTCCATATATCCGATATGCTCTTTTGGGGTTTTATCAAATCCTTCCAGGTAATCCTTTAAGAGTTCTTTCCTCTCAGCGTTTATCATCGCTTCTATCTGTCTGCATACTCCTTTATAATCTGGGAAAGTGTGGCGTATTTTGTCCAAAAACTCTGTGTTTGGCTGGTTTTTACTTCCTGTTGTTACACCATATCCCGACCAATTAGGAGCTAGTTTACAATGTTTTTCATTGAACCTTTTAAACCACGGCTCTATTGGTTTAGCCTTTGCATTTTTCACTTTTGCAGGGGTATAGTGCGTACATATTCCTATATAATTTGCCTTTAATTCCTTACCTCCGTATCGGTCTGACTGGAGCTGGTAAGGTCTGTAATACTCTCCAAAAAGTTCCTTTATATGCTGGAAAGCATTCAAGGTGGCCTCTTGTATCAGTTCGGGTGTTTCGTGGGTGCCTATAGCATAGCCCACAGGGTAATAATTGAACGGGTCTAATACTATCACCGCATTTACCCTGTTAGTATATGTGGTTACATTATGCCCTTTGCTGTTTTTATCTGTTTTTTGATACAGAAGCTCTACATCCCAGCCGTCCAATGTCCAGAATAATAGCGGAGCAGAAGGTCGGCGGCGTTTGTTCTGCATTAGGATTTTATTTCTTAAATCTGTTACCCCATTACGCCCTGCAAAGATGACAAGCTCTCTTTCTTTTCTTCTGTTTGCCACTGTTCCTGCTGTTATTGCTTTCCAGCTCATACGCTCGGCTACCGCATTATACATCGTTGCGATTATCTCGTTATCAAAGTTGTTATGTTTAGCTAAAAGCTCATCTATTAGAGCGGTCTGCTCATCTGTGACTACTTTTCTTGCGTTTGCATTCTGTAGCGTTCCAGGAATTAGACATGCATAGCCCTCTTTTTGGTATTGCAGCACCTTACGGCGCAGACTATCTTTGTGTGTCGGCAGATTATGCGCTACTTGTGTGAAGGCATTGACATCATTGCTTAGACTCTGCCAAATATCCATAGTTTTAGAGTTTAATGCCTTTTTCATTCCTTTTCTATCGCTTTTTACCGAAATACAGGCATTTAGCACACTTGCATTGTGAGTGTAGAGTTCCACCTGCTCCGTTGTGAGCTTTTTTTCGTTTCGTTCCCCGTAGCGGTGGGAATTGTAGAACTTAAAAGCCTCTCCATCTGTGAAATAATGTTTTGCAAAAAAACTTTCTTTTACTTTTTTAGGTGGATTGTCAAACTTTAGAGCCAGCATATCCTGCCACTCCTGTGATAGGCTTTTGTATTCTATCAAGGCATCACATCCAAGAGAAGCCCTACGGAGTCTCTTTTCACTGCATGTATCTGAATCCATACGCCAACGCAAAGCACGAGACTTGATAACACAAAGACTTTGTTCATCTTTGTTGCCGTCAGAAATCAAGAATTTAATCTTGACGCCCAACTTATCGTTATAGTATTCGTATGGAGTTATTTCGTTCATTTTATTTTCTTATGAGATTTCCGCTCTCTTTGTTCCCGCTGGGGACTCGAACCCCAGTGTATGCCCTTCGGGATAAATCACTATATTTGTGGTATCTAATCAAAAACTATAGTGATATGTTTATTAAAATCAATTATGCAGGTCAAGACATTTACCTTAATGCTTATCAAATTGCACATTTTCAGATATTAGGAGACGACTCCGTTGTTATTTTCCTTGTAACTGGTGAGAAAAGAACTCATTACGGAGGTTCTCATTTGTTTTTACAGCAGATACAGTCTTTAAGCACGAAGCCATAGATTTAATCTCCATTATTATCTTTTCTACCTCTTTATCATTAGAGAGGTCAAGGTTTTCTATCTCTATATCAACTAATCTGGGTGCGCCGTTTTCTAATAATTGGCTTTTTATTTTAAAGTCCATTTAAATAGTATTTAAAATTGTTTTAATCTTCTTGAAAATATCTAGGGTTGTAGTCAGTGCGGTAGTGCCAGTGATAGTGCCACCTGCTGAGAATGATAAAATGAATGCAGTAAAAAATGTATATCCCGCTGTATTCTTTCATTCTCTTTGCCCAAATGATATTTTTCATAATCTATTGTTTTATATTTTGTTCCCGCTCTGTACCTGCCTCAGAGTGTATGCTTTTCGGGAGGAAATCCATACCTTTGTAGTTGCTAACTAAAAATCAAATTGTATGGACGAAAAATTAATTTATCTTGAAGCTCGTGTTAATATTCTTGAAAGCCTTATTTTGAAAAAAGGTAATTATCTTGAAACCTATATTGATGCTCTGAAAAAATTGCAAGAAAACTCTAACGAATTTACTTCTGATGCTTTAAGAGAAGAGTTTCAAAAGCATTTTCAACGACTTTCTTTACTTCTTGAGGAGAAAGAGAAGGAGAATAACAAAGCTCCTTAATCCTCTCATCTGCTACTTCTCGTATCACAGGTGCGAGAAGTTTTTTTAATATTCTTTTCATATCTCTTTATTTTCTTGTCATTTCTTGTAATTCTTCTTTGCTGAACATTAGCACGAACTGCGGGTTTACACTCGGCATTTCGGCGATGCGCTGCTGTGGGTTCTTGAAGTTGAGAAAATACTCTGCTATTGCCTCGCTCATGTACCAGCCTTTGTCTGTCTTGCGGAACTGCTCTGGGTATTTCTTTATCCTTGCCCGTACCTGTCCGCTCATGATGGAGTAACCATTCTGTAAGAGCCAGCCCGTGTAGTGGATACATTTTACTTGGTTAAAGATTTTGGGAGTAGGAAAATTATATTGCTGTTTTGCTTCCAGTTCTGCCCATCTTCTGTTTACTTTTATCCTTAGTTCTGCATTGTATCCCGTGAGTAAATCCCAAGTCTGCATTTTGGTAAGCTCAAAATAAGGGTCTTTTCTCTTTGCTCCATTAGGTAACTCTGTGATTTTCAACATCTGTCCAATTTTGGATTGATGTAACTTTTCATAAACTTTATTGAGTTCCCTAATGTCTCTCATTATATGAGAATGCTGTTTTCCTGTAATTTGAGCAATCTCAAAACTGCTCATTGTCTGCTCTAATGAATTGATTAACTGTATCATATCTATTTACTTTGATATTTTTCTATTAAATTCTCTCTCTGCTCTATGATTTCGTAGAGAGCTTTGTAAGTCCTTTCATCTTTTCTTGTGAGCCTCATGCGGATAGCATCCGTAGTGTATCCAAACATTTTTGATAAAGTCTGAATATCTCCTGTTTGTTTTTTTTGTTCGCATATACGAACAATTTCGCTAAATTCCATTACCTTTGTCATTGTTATGATGTTTTGATGTTGCAAATATAGAAACTATTTTTTCTAATAAACAAATTTTATGGAAACTTTTTTTACTAATATTAAAGAGAGAGTGCTTTATTTTACTGATTATAAAGGCTTTGCAAAAGAAAAATTTTTTGAAGAATTAGGGGTTACTTATGGAAATTTCAAGGGAAAAGCAAAAGAAAAAGCATTAAGCTCTGATGTTTTAGCAAAAATAGTTTCCAAATACCCTGAATTAAATCCTGAATGGCTCCTTACAGGAGAGGGAGAAATGCTAAAATCAGACAATAACACACCTGCTGTAGCAGAACCACAGATTCCCTCGGGTATTCCCATGCTTCCGTTTGATGCATTTGCAGGGATAGGGACAGATGTAGAGGGGGTTAATCTGGACACCATAGAGGAGCGGTATGTAGTCCCTCTGTTTGATGGCATGAAGATGGATTTCATGATTTCTGTAAGAGGATCATCTATGTATCCCAAGTATAACAGTGGAGATGTAGTGGCCTGCCGTATGGTTCAGGAGCTTTTATTTGTCCAGTGGAACAAGGTTTATGTTTTAGACACCATCAGTCAAGGAGTAATCATCAAGAGACTTAAAAAAAGCGATAAAGAAGGCTTTGTAATCTGTAAATCCGACAATGAGAAATACGAACCCTTTGAAATCCCCCTGTCAGACATCAGAACTATTGCTTTAGTAGTCGGTGTAATTAGGCTGGAATAG